GAGATACTTCTCGCCGCTGTGCGGCTCGACTGTGCGAGCGTGGGAGGGGGGGGTGCAAAAATGCAACCCGCCCAGTTTAGAATGGTTCTAGGGAACCTAGTCTTCGTTCCCTAGTACCTCGCTTGAATATTGGCTCACCAGTCTATCGCTTGCCTTGTCGAGTATATCTGTCTCATGCTCGCTAGCGTCACCATCTAGCAAGCTGTTGAGAGCGTCAAGCTCTACCTTAGACATACGCTCTAAGGTAGATTTATCAACTATTGAACGAGCAACTTTTATAATGAATTTGTTGTGTTTATCATTATCCATGATTATCCCTCCTCTACTTCGTTTTGCTGTTCCCATTCCTCATAAGCTCTTTCGTATAAAGCTTCTTGGTCATGTAAAGGACCTTGAACTTTTTCAATGTCTCGCATGATTTGCTCGATTTGTTTTTCTTTCTGGTCGATAACCCAATCTGTAAATGCAATACTCATATTATAATACCTCCAATATATTTGCTTTTTTCCAAGTCATAAAATCACGGCTATGCTTATCCATACCTCTAACCTTAATATAGTCAGAAGGTTTTTTCTTTAGGTCTTTAATACTAGCCTTCATTTTTTCTTGATGTGATTTATTAGCTCTAATAACTGTATAGATTTTAATCTCACCAGTAGCGGTAAGATATCTTGCCTTGCATATTTTACTAAGTAGTTTCATTTTATATTCTCCATTATTTAACATACTATTAATATAACCATTTTATCCCATATTACAAGGGGTAAGCATAAAATAGTTAATCGCACTCCTGATCTAAACAATGGAGTGTAAAAAAACCAGGAGTGCTACGGGCCGACCCGACGGGCCGACCCGATTGATTTAGTCTAACAGCACCATGTAAGCGTCCGGCTCATGCTTGATAAACCAATCTAGACCCTTGCGTACATTGTCCCAGTTAGTTTTCTTTACTAACTGCTCTCCTATGATTACATCATAAACAGCCGCAGCATCAGGCGAAACACTAATTGATTCTCCGCTAAGTGGATTTCTAATCTCTACAGGGTCTCTGCCATAGTCTTCTACTTCACATTCAAAAGGTAGTTTTCTTACTTTACTCATCTTCTCCTCCATAATTAAAATCTATTATTTCTTCTAAATTCCATGATTTAAAGTCACTGTTGATTGATAAAAATTCTGTAAAATCAGCTTTGTTAAGTATACCATTAGAGGCGTTTTGCTCTTTTACTATTTTTCTCGCCAACTCTAAATCAGGACCGTAAGTTTTAGGAAGGTACAAAATATCAAACACATTCGTACCGTCATTAACCCAATACCCTTCATCATCTCTGGAAGCTGAACATATAATATATCGTCCACCTTTATCTTTATGATTTGGAACGATAAACGTCGCCGTATGAAAACCTTCGAAAAGGTTTATTACACTTTCTTCTTTTTCTAAAACTTGATTCATTTACTCTCTCCATTGTTAATATGTATATAATATCCCATACAATTTTATATAAGTCAACTAGTTCCTAGTAGTAAGTAAATTGCATATCAGGGGCGACCTGACTAGGTATCTTTTTAAACACTTACCATTCAATAGTTTCGTGTCCTTACTACTAGGTATCCTAGCTAGGATAATTCTTAATCAATCAGAAGCCTTACTTCTTTGCTCATTAACTGAAAAACTTTTTCATCTAAGTCTTCTCTAGTTTCTGCGTCAATGCCTGCAAGAACAATAGCCTTCTCCAGCCTCTGTTTAATGTCATGAGACTGGTCAAAGTTAATACGAGTATTGTACATATACTTTTGCTTGTGTTTATTCCAGTCATGGTCTCTAGTCAAAACTATACTTCCATAGCTTCCTTCAATTAAAACTGTGTTTTCAGAAATATAATTTAACAAGTTACTTTTTAAAACTTCTGCTTTAAGTTCAGCTTTGTCAGCAATTCTTTCTAATCTTTTAGCTTCAAGAAGAATTTTATTAATACTTCCATCCTTGTCAGCTTTAGAAATAAGATTATTTTTTTCTTTTTGCATTACAGCTTCCGCATAAGTTTCTCTTTCGATTTTATTTAGTTTCTTCATTTACTTCTCCATTAGTTATTAAATATATAATATCCCATACAATTGTATATAAGTCAAATGGGATTTTTTATTAGTGTGTTATTTATTAACTCTATCCTAGACCTAATAAAAAAAATGGGGCCCGACCCGATTTATAGGCGTGTCCCGACTGGGGGAGGATTTCTCCTCCCCCTGGGAAATTAATCCATAAGAAGATTTATTGAATCTAAAGCAGCTCCAATATCGCCAGTCAGGATCTGTAATTCTTCCTGCATATCTAAAATTTTAGATTTTAATTCTTCGTTCTCATCTTGAAAAATTGAAAGATTGACGGCCAAAACAGCAGCATTTTTGATATCTATGCCTTCATATTTGGTAGCTCTTTCTACTAACAATCTTAGAACTTCTTCTTTTGCTTCTTTGCTTATTTCTTGTTTAGTCATTTACTTTCTCCATTTGTTTAAGTTAACTATATAATACCATATAATCGGATATTGTCAAATGGGATTTTTCCCGGCGGCCGGGGATATATGTATATATACCGCAACCAGCAATTAGTATTTATACGTGCGACCCGACTTAATACACGTGTCCCGACTTAATGTTTTATAATTGCAACTGATCGCTTGTTTATTTGTGACCCGCTGCAAAGCTTGCACAATTCGCAGACAGTTTTTTGTCCCGCTTCTTTTGATGCCGGGCAAAGAATCTCTTTACCTTTAACGGGCTGATCTTTTACATCCATAACACGAAATGTACGCTCACCACGTGACCAGGCAAGCCTTGCTTCGTTCTCTGAGTCTACGCTAGTCATAGTTATATCTGTATATGAATCTTTTATATTGTTTTGATGACTGTAACCAGTGTGACCGGTGGCATTAGTTAGTAATAGATCCCAAACTTGACGTGGCACTGCTGCAGGGTCGCCGTAAGTACCTAAACGAACCGGTCGATTAGATCCTATGTCGATGATATCTTGATTGCTTGCAACCGGATACTTTCCATTATGAAAGCTTTTGTAAACTATCAACGGGCCTTGACCAATGAATACATAACAATTGCGATTTTCTGCAACTGTTCTTTTGGGATCGTTGGACGGCGTGCCTCGATGCGGACAATCGCCGCATATACCAAAGTCTTGACCGGTTTTATTTGCTACACGGGGATCTATATCTTTTGTTAAAATATAAGTTTGTAACATATCGCCGGTTTTAGTATTGGGTGCGGACTTATTGCCATTAATAGCAACCGCAATAATTGGGGTTTTGTTATCTAAAAGTGATAAACCGTTATATATAATTTTTCCAGGCATGTTTTTTTCTCCATTCGTTACCATCTTATAGCATGGGATATTATGGAAGTCAAATAGGGTGTATAGGCCACATACATACACCTGGTTCTATTACCTGAACCATTACCATTTATACACATGTCCCGACACCCGACCCGATTTTACACGCCCGACCCGACTAATACGTGCGTCCCGACTCACTATGCCCCCTATTGGATTATACCAGATAATTCCATAATGTAAACCCACTATATATGGTGCTTAAAACACGCTCCTGGAATCTAAATGTAGTAGGTTCTAGTTCGTAGAACCTAAACCGCAGCCCGATGTAACAGCTGTTTCACTTTTGACTGAATTGTTTCACCAGAAAAATCAGAATCCCCCCTCTTGTAGGGGGGTGTGGTTTATTACGTGATCCCGACTATAAAATTATCTTTTATTATCTTGATATCTATAAAACTATATGGTAGAACAAGGTATAAACATGGAGAAAAATGATGAATAAATACGGAACATACAAGGAAAATTTTGGCATCGCTAAAGTTTTCAAAGAACTACGCTTTATGGGAAACGAAGACCTTATGTTTAATATCTTGGATATGCAGAAAAAACATATTCAAAATATGCCCCATGGAGACAAGAGAGATATGCTGTGGCGTAAATTTCTATCTAACGTAAGTTATGTTGAAATGAAGTTTGAAGCCGAGTTATATTCAATAATAGAAGATGAACTAGATGGAGGAGTTTCTAATGACTACAGAGATTATGCAAACAGAAAATACTTATAAGAAAATATGGGAGTCTTCAACAAGTGTTGAAGATTTTTTAAACAAAATTGGTGAGCCGTCAGACACTGTTGTAGTTCTTGAAGAGAAGGGAATTATTGATGTCTATAACGACAGCAATGGATATGTTTATGTTGATTTAAATGAGGCAGAAGAATAATGAAACATTTTATGGAGTACATACATCCCGATCTAAAGCTTAGAATGTCGCTATACAATTTCTATTTAAAGAAATTTGCTAACATCAAAAACAAACATGATGTAGCCCGATATTGTTCTAAGTACGATTTTGACAAAATAACAACAGCAAGGAGAAAGAATAATGAAAATAGATAAATTAAAATTAACAATCGAAGAAGTTTTTGAACTTATCAATATAATTGAGCCTTACATTCAAATTGATATTAAAGAAAATAATGAAATAGATAAGGACTTGCTAAGTGCATACAATAAATTAAATGAGGTTGAGTATGAACAAGCTGAACCTAATTACGATTATGAGATTCCAGAATTTGTAGGAATTGTAAAAAACGAAACCTAATGGAGAAAAATAATGGATAAAAAATTAGAAAAATTATTTGATGATTATGAAGGAAATTTATTAAATTACTTTTCTGGACTAACACCCAAACAATCAAAAGAATTTAATAAAAGACAAAAAAAATGGAGGAAAAAATGACAAATTGGGAAATCTTTCAGCTCGTAATGGGGGTAACTGTTTTAGTTATCCTCTTATCAATTGGTAATTAATTTACCCGACCCATCAATCTCAATACCCGATTGATTCTTTGCCTTGTTCTGAAGCTTTTGGAGTTCTTCTAAGACCTCTTCTTTGGACAAGGCATCTACCCGACCATGTAACACCGCTTTCTTTTCTACTAACAAGCCGACAGCTTTCATGCGTAACTCTTCAGCTTTAATTGCCGGGCCCCAACTTCCATCTAACACAGCTGCATCCCGAATTGATTTAAGATCCCGAAGTGATCTATCTAAAGTAACATGATTACGATGTTGAGCTTCGTACCTCAGCTCCTCTATCCCGATTACAATACTTTTGTTTTTCATATTTCTATGGGCCTGAACACCGGGGTTGCTGTAACCCGCTTTTCTAGCAGCCTCAGTTTGTGACATGTCATGATAAACTACATTCTCAACAAACTTCTGTTGCTGTTGTGTTAAACTTACAGATAGACCCGATGTATTTTCTTCCACATCTTCTATCTCGATTATTTCTATTTTTTCTTCCATCTGTTCCAGTCTCCTCCGGTAAGGTTTAGTAGGTGGTGGGGCGTTAGCCCACCCCTACCTATATATAT